GATGTGGTCACGTTCGTCAAATATTGCGATACGATGAAGATCTCGTTCATGGAGTATAAAAAGAATGTTGCATATTGCAGCACGATGGACTGGAATGGCATCAATGATGCGTTTTCATCTGATATGCCTACATATGAAAATCCGAGTCTCTACTTCTCTGATACCATCGATTATCTTAATATCTCATTCTCATATACTGATACTTATGTGGTGCTGCAGAACCCAGATATTATTATCAACGATGATTTCGAATATGTTGATACTCTGAAAAACGCAATCAAGAATAACACCGACCCCGACAGTTATTGCCGTGATATCGAGAACACCGGCGGAGGCCAAGTGTACAAGCTCAAGCAAGGAACTACCAATATCAACGTGTGCGGAACGAGCATTGTTCCTCCTTCTCCTCCTCCAAGCCCCCCGAGTCCCCCAAGTCCTCCAAGCCCCCCGAGCGGTGCATCTACAAACGTAGCAAGCATCACGATGTTCTTCGCGACTATTGTCGGCATCTTTATGTTTTCTTAATATGCGTTTGATGATTATTCAATAAGTTCCTTTATTTTGTAATATCATTTATCACGTCATCAACAACGAGAGGTTTATACCGCAACTCCCTCCACGAGGTCGCGGATTCCGTTGGCATCTGGTTCGTATCATCGATGGGATTAAGCGGATCCCACTTCGACAATTCCATAGTGGTATCATCATAACCATCGACATCCAAGTGTGGGACGGTCACGTTCCCCATATGTAGTTTTTCCACCATCAGAAAGGCTTCGTAGGCCGTCATCGAATCAGAAGTGATGCTCTCTGGTTCTAACGCGTTTGCTTCTTGTTTCAAGTTTGCGAATAACGCAGCTTCGCATTCTGGAGTTGAATTACCGATGATGGAAGAATACAGCCTGAGCATTTCAACTAGAGTCTGATTTGCGAATACCATAGTTGAAATATATATTTTAAAATATAATGAAATTTTACGCAATCTATTTTCTTCCTTTTAATAATTTTACACCATTATTGTCTTCCTCGTCGGAATCATCTTTCCTCGCTCTATCCTTAGAGAACCTCCAAAAGAACCGAGCTCCCATTTTGAAGTCGTCTCTCATCTTTGCTTTCCAGTGGAAAACGCAATCTGTAGGATCGTTGCTCAATTTTGTATTGTCCAAAACCAAGACTCCATAATTTTCCGTACAGGCGTTCAACACCTTGTTGAAATCTTCGAAGTTCTCGAAGCAACCGAAAAACATATTGTACAGACGCCAGCGGTTCGCTTGAATAGCTTCGCGACACACCAAAAGAACGTCGATGTTCGCACGGATTGCAGGAGGTCCCAGATCGGCAACATACTGACTCGAAAAAATCAAGAAAATGTTCAAGTGCCTTCCATTCATGAAAATATAACGCAACACAGGCTTCTTCATGATGCTATTGTCATACGCAAGATCATCGAGAACTACGAAGACACGTTTCATATTTCCCTTCTTGGCGGCCTTTTTCTGCCGTTCAAGCAATTTCTCGAGTGCTGGACCGTCGAAATCCTCATACACAAAAACCTCTGGAATGAATTTTCCAAAATATCCGTTTCCTGCCTCGGTTCCGCTCATCACCACCCCAAATGGCAGAATATCTCGTTTGGAATACAGTAAATCTTTGATGATGATAGATTTACCACTCCCACGCCTTCCCACAACTCCGACAATCGCTCCTGGTGATATCGTAGACACGTCGAACTCGCGAATATTGAAACTCATACAACTACAAATCGATTACTTTTTATTTAGAGAATTTTTACATGCTATTTATCAGTAAACAGGGCTAACAATTTCCTCGTCAAGACACTTTGCTCGAAAAAGTTTTCCTCCATCATGTTGTGATACAACTCATACTCGTCGTAGTAGTCATCATCTTCTTCGTCGAGTTCTTGTATATACTGATGAAGTTCCTTGTATTTCTTTTCGAGATCCGTGAATTGTTTCTCCGTGAATTGTTTCTTGGCGTCTCGTATTGCGTTCTCCTTTCTCTTGCGTATCTGTTCCTTCAAGTCTTCGTCCGAGTATATAGTCAAATCTTTCTTCCAAGGAGTCATCAATTTCTTGGTCCCCTCTACACACGGGATTATTAGGATTTCGTTGATATCGCTGAAGCTCACACGTTTTGCGTTCATTTTTATTTAATTAACCAAATAAATAAAAATCGAAATACTTATACACGTTTATATCCTGGGTCAAATGACTTCTCCAAAATATATATATGTGGTATATGTCTCAGGAGTATCTTTCTAATATCACCGTGTATACGTGATCTTGTCCCCGAGCTTCCTTTCGGTCAACTTCAACGCGTCTGTAAAAGATGGTTCGCTCCACAACAACCATCTCGACCAGAAGCCAGGTGAATACTTTCCAGAACGCGTCCAATCCTCGCGCTTTTCGTGACGGACCACGTACCTTTTCATGCGCTCTTTATCCTTGTGTATGGTGTAATCCTCGTAGGGCCTACTGCCGAAGCGAACTGTCTTTAGTTTTTTCCCTTCTTTGTCGAAAAAAACCGCTTGAAACTTTTTCTCACCACTCTTTAACTTGGTCAATTTTACGGGCATTTATAATATATTATAATATTATATTATCATGTTGATGAGCAAGACGAATATGATGCTTCTCGTCGCACTGTTGCTCGTGATTTTTGTCATGTTCATGATAACTAAGAAGGAGAAGTTCTCCATAAACTGGGCAGATGAAGTCAAGCGTGTAAAAGAATCACGCGAGTCTGACAAGCATACGAGCGGAAACACGACAAAAGATTTCTTGTCGGGAGAAGCTTCTCGGTACACCTGGAGACAACAAGTGAAACCAGGGTTATGGATATGTCCCGACGGCACCGTAGATTATGGTACAAATGACGACCGACAGTGCCTCACGAGCTCCCTCGGCCCAAAAGTCAACGGAAGATGTCCATATGGTACGACACCGAATTCCAAGGGCGCAGACCATCAGAAATGCATCAAAGGATATACTACGCGAAAATACATCGACGGATCTTGGAGATGCTATTCCACCGCGAAAGATACCGGCCGCGATTGGGGCAAATCTGGAAACCCGGACGTTGATTACCAACAGTGCATGTTGAAGACAGATGTTATTTCCACGACGACGAGGATGTGGGACGGGAAGGGGTGGAGCTGCCCACCTGGAACCACCGACACGGGGCTCGACTGGGTCGATGGCTGGGGAAAAGGATACAAACAGTGTAAGTTAGATCCTAATTATTGATTTATCATTTTTCTTGCGTGAAACTTTACGAATCTCCGAATATCATCGAATGTTGTATTCGGAAAGTCCCATTTTCTACAAAAATAATCAATATCATGGTCACAATCGGTGCCAACCCAGCGGTCTTTAAAGAAAGACATATCACAGTCTTTGAGCTTTGTGTTATTTAAATACGTGACAACCGACGTGGGCTCTATGTAAATTTCGTGTCCATCTCGTTTTGCACATAAACACAAGTCGATGTGCTCGTGAACACATCTGTATTCGGGATCCAACAAATGGCGCAGTTCCGTCTTGATGAGAACACAGTGATATTCAATATAGTCACACTTCTTCCTGAGCTGCGAGTGTAACATGCTCCTGTGCTCGTTTACTAGGTCGTGTTTCTCATAGAAGCTTCCGTTTTACTAGGTCGTGTTTCTCATAGAAGCTTCCGTCGTCTTTGATTGTTATAGTTCCGCCATACATATGAATCTTATCCTTATTCCATAAATATGCCGGTCCCACGATCCCCGCGTTGGTCTCCTCCGCACATTGCAAAAGGTTTTGTAACCAGTTTGGTTCGAACATAATGTCGTTGTCCAGAAATATTGTATACTTGGTTTGAACAAGTTTTGAAGCTTTAATTCTATTTAGTTGCGGATTGGTCGTGTCGGATGTCACAATGGTTTCTATTTCGGAAAGATCTTCGGGAATTCCACAGTCGACTATGATAAAATCATACAGATCGTCTGGAGTATTCGCTTTGAGACTCTGGATACTTTGCAGCGTCGTCGAATATTTCTCGCGAACGGTCATCACAATCGTTACCTTTTTCATTATATATAGTATATGGATATTTTATTAGACATCGCAAAAGAAAGACTTTATACAACTGACGAGATTGAACTGCTAAAAAAGGCATATATGATAGCAGAAAAATTCTCCAAAAACAGATATAGATTCAGAGATCCTAAAAGACCGTTTCTAGATCATCTTGTCGGAACGTGTAAACTTCTCATGTATTCGAATGTGAACATCGAAACAGTTGTCGCCGGATTATTACACTCCGTAAAACCACTCGACCAGATATACGCACTGGACGCTAAAATTGGGGACATAGTGTCTAATTATTTTGACACTTCTTTGACTCCTGTTAAAAGTATACCATACGAGCATGTGTCAGATGTGCAGTGGGCCGTCTTGAGCATTCAAATTGCGAACGAATATGAAATATGACATGTATCGTGCGGGGGAGTTACGTCAGTAGATGTATTACCGACGAAAAACATACCGACAACATCTTCGTGGTAACCAAAGAATTTTACGACTTTGCTATTGAAAATAATCTCGAAAACATCACGAAGAAAATGTATATGTTGTTCGACAGAATGTAAAATGTCCAAGTAAATAATTATCGAGGAATAATATAATGATATTGATATGATTCCGGTGGCTATTACGACCTCCACAAAATATGCCGATCTTTTAAACATAACTATTCCGCACAATTATACCTTCTTTGAACGATGACCTTGAAACCATTAAAGTCGTACGAGACTATGGCCATCCGAACATAGAGCTAGTTTTTTTTGATTTTTACGAAAACGACGCATATTTTAATAAAGGCGGTGCTATAAAGATGATGCAACAACGAATTCCGTGTGGAACGTTGGTTTTACTGATAGATTCTGATATTATATTACCGGGTGATTTCTTACAGATGATACCAGAGACGGAACCAGATACACTATACAGTTCAAAATTTCGCCACGATTTCTATTCCATAACCTATTTAAATCACAATAGCCCGAATATGATATACAATAATGACTATTGCGGGTTTTTTCAATTATACACACAGACGCCAACAAGATTGTATCCGGACAGCAAAGACGCGTCGGTGTGTGATTACACGTTCAGAGATTTATTTCCCAAAGATAAAAGAGTTATCTTACCAGATTTAATTCCGAAGCATATAGGGAAATC